AATCTTAAAACTGGAGATTATGTAATGATTGCACCAGAGAGCATTAACTTTACATGTTCATTAGATGGCGATATTGCATTACACCCAAGCCCACAATCAGGTGATCCATATTATAACGCACCAATGAAAATTCTGTCAAGGACTGGTACAACAATCACTATGAATGTTGGCAAGGTTCCATACGGTAAAGGTGGCGGTGCTCATACATTCGTAAGTTCAACATTAAATTCAATCACTCATATCACTGGTAACACAGTTAGACAAGAGATGAAATTTAGAGCTGCTAGACGTACAATTGCAGATGAAGCAAAATCATTAGCAACTATGTTGGCAAAAGTATCTGATGATAATAGCCCAGCAAATATTCCATCACGAATTGATCCTGACTTAACTTGGGTACAATCTGATTTATTAGTTGCTAAGAATGCAGTTGATGATAACTCAATTCAAATGGCGAAGGATTTACAAATCCATATTGCTAACGAATATAATGGCATATCATACTCAAAAGAAAAATGTCGTAGAGATGTTGGCGTAATGATTGATGCTATATCACACGATGTTAACTATACAACTAACTATGCAATGATAATGACTGCGGGTCTATACTTCGAAGGCGCTCATTCAATATTACCTGCAGACCAAAGACAACAGACTGCTCACTTCTTTACAGAGATGGCTGGGGTTGTTAAATCAATTGTTCAAAATGAAACTGCATATCAGAGAGGATTTACTTCAACTGATGCAACATATGATGCTGACACAGGTTACTTTACTGCAACTATCGATGCAGACCACGGTTTAGAAATTGGTGATTATGTATCGTTTGAACCAGCAAGCTTTACATTCAACTGTGATAATGGTGCTGGTCCAACTGACCACGCGGTACCTGAGGCGCATCATCCATATTACGATACACCTTGTCCAATTCTTCATGTTAATGGCAATGTAATTACAATGTGGGTTGGCGCAGCGGCTACATACTCAGGTGCTCATACATTCGTAAGTGCAACTGAAGGCGGATTGAAGAAAGCAGTTAAAACTTGGACAACACAAGATACATCAATAACTGCGGCAACATCAGTTGAAGGCGAAGAGGTTGCTGATCTAGTTCGTATCGTTGAAGATGCAATACGAAGAGATAACATCGATGGTCTACCAGATATTATTGAGCCTGACACAAGCTGGGTTGATGCTGGTAAAATCGAAGCTTCAAAAATTATTGATGATAACCTTGACGAACTTGCAGATGATGTTACTAAATTCCTTAAAGATACATTTACAATTATTGATTACTCTAAAGCTAAGTGTCGCAGAGACGCAGGGTATATTATTGATGCGATGTCTTGGGATCTTAACTATGGTGGTAACTTAGCTACTCATTGGAACGCAGACTTCTATTATTGGAATAACGAATTACGTATTCCTGAGGATACAAGGGTTGCAACAGCAAAAGCATACCGTCAACTTGGTAAAATCGTAAGTCAAGTTGTTATCGGTAAGTTACCAAATCAAGCTATACGTTCTGAATTAGGTACAACTACTCAAGAGGCTCAAGCTATAAGACTCGGTGATATATTACATAACGTAATGTTCTATAACACGCCGAAATCACTTGGACCAAAAGAAGAGCCTAACTTCGGATGGGAAACTGATAAGACATTCAACTTTGCTAAGGATATTCTTAGCAATAACAGAAACAAATTACAAAGAGAAGTACAACGATTTATTACTTCTGAATATAAGTTTATCGACTTACCGAAAACATATCGTGACGGTGGTAACCTCATTAAAGTTCTTATGAACGATTTCAAAGGTAGAGTTATTGATCCGGTTGTTGGAACTGTTGGTTCCGATAAGGCATCACGAAGCTTCGTTGGCGCATTATTTAATATCGATGCTCAACATGTATTCCCAGTGTTTAACGCACCGGATACATTTGCTGATTGGCGTAAGTTAAGATTTAAAGGTACAGTACAAAATGTTGCGGCAAGAAATGCATTGACTAATGTTAAACGTTGGGATGCTTATATTGTTCCTACAGATAACAATGCAAATCGTTATGCCGGTATTATATATGTATGGAATGGAACTACTTGGGATACAGTAGGAAATAACAATACTGATTTACTTGACTCATTCACTGGCGCATGGGCGCGCATGAAAACTTATATAAATACAAATATCGCTCCTGATGTGGATCACTCAACAATGGTAACCGAATTGATAGACAATCTTATTACAGAAAGTGTTATTAGACCAGACTTCTTGGTCTTCGGATCACTCGTTGAGTCCATTGCTCACCAGTTTAACGGTGCTTCGGCAGGTGTTAACAGAAACGCCTTACCTCTGAACTTCAGAAACGTTGGCGCGGCAATCGGTGCTAATGCCTCTGTATTATCAGAAGGTGGTGGTAGAATTAGATGGTCAGGATCAGACGAATTAAATAACCAGTACTTCGCAAGAGGTCTAAAGATTAACGGTAGAACAGGTCGAATTGAAGGTCGACCATTCACTTCATCAGTTAGAAAACTTGCAAGACGTGCATCAAACAGTAGGGCAGCTCTATAATGGCAATTTACACAATAGCAACAACACAGGCACCCGACGCGAAGCCGGTCGCCAAATCCTTTACATTGACAACCAACTGGCAGACAATGATTGAGGTACCAAACTACGAAGTACCAGAGCTAGTCTTTGGTGGTTCAACAACAGTAGAACCCGGCGTTGGTGAAGTTATTTCACCGCTCATTCTATGTAACATCACAGCAAATACAGTCGCTGCTGATGTAAGGGTCCATAGGGAAGATATTAATTCAGAATTTTATTTAATTAGGAATTTACAGATCCCAGGATATGATACTATTCCATTACCACTTAATGGTCAGTTCTTTAAGTCAGGTGATTTATTAGAACTAAAATGTGATACAAACTTAGCAGTACATGCTACGTTATCCTTTACACTTGGTCAATCCGAGGAGGATGATGTATAATGGCTTTCAAATCAATTAGCGGTTCACGAGTAATTGGACAGGGTACTCCTCAAGCAGTACCTATTCAATTAGATCCAGCCCCGTACAAAGGTGCCATTGCTTATGGTTCCGACGGGTTAATTTATGTTTCTAATGGTACAGCATGGAACGCAGTTGGTGCAGGAATTCAAGGTACATCAGGACTTCAAGGCGATGAGGGTTCACAAGGTACTCAAGGTACATACGGTCCAGGGTTTAATGTTATCGGTTCTGTTACTGATGTTGACGCTGGTGGCGACCAACAAGCTACTCTTAATACCGCATTCCCATCAGCAGTAACTGGTCAAGGTGTTATTGATAATGCCGATGATGAGTTATGGGTTTATGATGGTGCGGTATGGGTTAACGTTGGTTCATTCCGTGGTGTTCAAGGTTTTGATGGTAACCAAGGTATTCAAGGTTTACAAGGCACAATTGGTGAAGAAGGTATCCAAGGTTCACGTGGTTTCCGCGGTTACCAAGGTACTCAAGGTGTACAAGGCGATACCGGTATTCAAGGTAACCAAGGTGTACAGGGTATGCAAGGTACGCAGGGAATACAAGGAGTACAGGGTACTCAAGGTAACCAAGGCGTCCAAGGGTTATTAGGTAATCAAGGTACGCAAGGACCACAATCAATTCAAGGTACTACCGGTATTCAAGGTGACTTAGGTTTCCAAGGATTTAGCGGTGATGATGCTGGTCATGTAGTAGAATACAGACTTACAGATCCTATCGTAGAAGCCGATCCAGGCACAGGCGATATGATATTTAATGGTGCAGCCTTACCTGCAGATAATTTTAGTGCAGTTACAAAAATATGGATTGACGATGAAGCTTTCTACGGTGTAAACTTAGAAGGTTTATTTACTGCAATCGCGGCTGTGTCTACTAACAATAAAGGAATTATGAAAGTAACTCTTCGTAATACCCCTAGCAACTATGTAATATTCCAAATTACAGGTGCAACAGATAGAACTGGGTATTGGGAATTAGATGTTACTTATCTTTCTGGTGATGGTGTTAAAGGTGACTTTGTTCAACTTGATACTCCATCAGCAGGCATTACAACTATGCTTCCTACTCTGGTTGCATTCAGTTTAGCTGGTGACCAAGGTATTCAAGGTTTACAAGGCGACCAAGGAACACAGGGTGTTCAAGGTATACAAGGTGTATTAGGTAGCCAAGGTATTCAAGGTCCGCAATCAATTCAAGGTACTGAGGGTAACCAAGGTATCCAAGGACAAAAAGGTATTCAAGGCAGCCAAGGAACACAAGGTTTACAAGGCCTTCAAGGTACTCAATCAGTACAAGGTATTCAAGGCTTACAGGGTCTACAAGGTGGAGTTGGTGTACAAGGTATTCAAGGTACTCAATCTGTTCAAGGTATCCAAGGTTTACAGGGCGGCGAAGGTCTACAAGGTTATCAAGGTACACAAGGCGACCAAGGTACTCAAGGAGTACAAGGTGCGGTTGGCCATTACGGTGGTTTAACTTATGAGTGGGATTTCCTTAATAACTCAACTGCTTCAACATTCCCAGGAACTAGCAAATGGAAAATAAACAATGCTGATGTTACATTGGCCACTGTTTTAACACTTGATGATATTCCTTTAAGTAATTATACTAACGACGTTGATGAATTATTTGATTGGTTACAAACAATACCAGCAGGTTCAGGTTCAAAAGGTTTAATTGTTCTTGAGTCATTCGACGATGGTAACGGTCCAGGTGGTCACCACCAAGTTGTATATGAATTTACAAACTTTACATGGGATGGCGTAGGAAAAACATTTGGTTGGTTCGACGTTACTTATGTTGGTCAATATGGATTGCCAAACAATTCATGGCAAACAGATGTTATTGATACATTACATCCTGCCAAAACATTAATTAACTTTGTACCACGCGGTTCAGCTGGTACTCAAGGTGTACAAGGCGTTCAAGGCTTACAGGGTACTCAGGGCTTACAAGGGCTGCAAGGTACTCAAGGTCCACAGTCAATCCAAGGTACTACTGGTATCCAAGGTGCTCAAGGTCTACAAGGACAAGAAGGCGCTCGTACGTTTATCGTAACAAACAATGGAACAAGTGATTACCTAATTGATGGTGTTGCTGATCCGACAATTCACCTTATCCGTGGATTTACTTATATCTTTGATGTAAGCGCGGCAGGTCACCCGTTTGAAATTAGAGTTGCTCAAGGTGGAGCTGCTTATAATACTGGTGTAACAGGTAACGCGTCAGCAACCGGTTTAATTATATTCCGAGTACCATTTGATGCTCCTGCATCTCTTTATTATCAATGTACGGTCCACGCTGCAATGGGTGGAGTTATTGTTACTTCTGATCTTGGTCCACAAGGTACTCAAGGAGTTCAAGGCGTACAAGGTATACAGGGATTACAAGGTGACTTAGGTAATCAAGGTACACAGGGTCCACAGTCAATTCAAGGTACTGACGGTTTCCAAGGCGATCTTGGTTTCCAAGGTGTTCAAGGTTTCCCAGGACTACTTGGTCCACAAGGTACTCAAGGTACTGATGGTCTACAAGGTGGATCAGGTGTTCAAGGTCAAACTGGTTCGTTTGGTGGTGTTACTTTTGATTACACATTCAGCACAAATACTGCTACATCAGATCCAGGTGTTGGTACACTTAAGTTTAATAATGCTTCGTTCAGTTCTGCAGGTAACCTGTATATGGACGATAGAGATGATAACTTTACGGATATTCAACCATTCCTTAGAACTATTGATGATTCAACAAGCCCTATCAAAGGTCACTTTAAAGTGTCTGAAAATGGTGCACCAGAGAATTTCGCGGTATTCACTATTACTAGTGTTCAGGAAGTTGCTGGTTACTTTAACATAATCTGTTCATATGTAAATGGATCAGTCACAAGTATGGCTGATGGACTCGATGTTGTAATTACATTTGCAAGAACTGGTGACCTCGGCGCGACTGGTTTGCAGGGTACTACTGGTATTCAAGGTGATACAGGTATCCAAGGTTTAGACGGTGGAATTGGTACAGTTGGTGCTCAAGGTACTCAAGGATTACAAGGACTTCAAGGTTTAGACGGTATTGGCGCTCAAGGTGCTACCGGTTTCCAAGGAGCAACTGGTCCTCAAGGTACTGACGGCGAACAAGGTGACGAAGGTGAAGTTGGTGGCGATGGACCGCAGGGTGTACAAG